ATGTTTACCAATAGCCTAGGACGCGGATTCTACGAATATGCACTAAACAAAAATCAAATAATACCTAAACCGCTAGGATTTATGCGTGGAACTACTTTTGAAGATTGTATAGTCTTACTCGACGAAGCACAAAATGCTACTAGGGATGAGATGAAAATGATCTTGTCACGCATTGGAAAAAATTGTAAAATAATAGTTAGTGGAGATCAAGAGCAAAGTGATATTAGCAACAGCGGACTACTAGACGCCACACAGCGACTTGAAGGTATTGAAGATATTAGCGTTATTCGTTTTCGTGATGAAGATATTGTTCGTAGTAAATTGTGCAAACAAATAATTTTAGCATATAAGTAGGAGGAATAGCTATGGAAACTGTTACAGATGCCGTAGGTAAATTATGGTTTTTAGGTGCTGGAATAGTTGCCATAGCTGCCTATGCTGTTACAATTAAAGTTAGGCTAGACTACCTAGAGAAAAATTACGATAGACAAATTACTGCACTTTGGGATCAAGTTAATAAATTAATAAAAGATGTAAGACAGCATGGAAACTAAATTAGCTACAATAATTTGCAGTGATGTTATAGGTTATAGCACACAAATGCAACGTGATGAAGCAGGTACATTGGCTAAATTAGATGCTTGTCGTGCAATTATTGACCCGCTAATAAGTATGTATAAGGGCAGATTGTTCAATACAGGCGGAGATAGCGTACTTATAGAGTTTGCTAGTGCTGTTGATGCTGTGCGCTTTGGCACTGAAATGCAACATAGACTACATAAGCTAAATAACGGATTACGTTGGCGTGTAGGTATGCATGTTGGGGAAGTATGGATTTATGGCACCAACCTAATGGGCGACGCTGTTAACCTAGCTGCCCGTACTGAAAGCTTAGCTGATTATGGCGGAGTAACAATGACTGAGGCCGTGTATAGACTAGTCACTTCAAAAATACGAGACCTTAAATTTATTAGTCGTGGTGTTCAAGAGTTTAAGAATGTAGAGCCCATGGAGATCTGGAGTATTGATATACCAGGTTGTGAGCCTAATCCACACTTAAATAAAGCAACTAAAAAACCAGTAACAAATGCTAAAAATCACAATGAATTGATCAGTGCAGTAGTTAATGATCAAGCAGCAAGAAATCGTACACTAAATGACGCTATAACTTTTAAGCATGATGGTAGATACGATGCAGCCACACGAGTATTAATGTGGAGAACCTATAAGGGTGACCAAAAAGCCCTAGATGAATTAGTAAACTTATTGCAAAAAGACGCTGTGCCACAGCAACTTAAACCGTATGTTTATGCTGTTTTTAGAGAAATACATCAAAAAGTAACTAGTGATATTGCACTAAAAATAGTAGAATTGGTTAAGTCGGATAGTCACAGCTTAGCTATGCAATTTTTGCGGCATGCTGCCAAGGTTAATGAGCTGGCAAGCCAAAGATTAGCTGCTATGGTTTTTGACGACCCACTAAGCAGTCAAGGTGAGATAGATAGTGTTATAGGTGATCTAAAAGAAAGTGCTATGAAACGTAACGTGCCTGCTATGTTAAACCTAGCAAAATACTATACACAAACAGGTGATAAGAAAAACGCATTTCGTTGGTTATACGCAGCCCGCGCACAACATAATAGTGAGGCACAGAAATTATTAGAAGAACTTAATAAGACTATAAGTAGGAGTGACTTTAATAATTATAAAACTGATGCAGATGCACTAGTTGACGAAATCAAGTTTATTGACGATAATCGTATGAGACAATAGGAATTGTAATGGCTAAAACATATAAACCAACAAGTGGTATGGCTAGTGCTGCCAGGCGAGCACTAAAATGGAAAGAAGAAGGAAAGGCTGGAGGTACATTAGTTGGATTGGCTAGAGCTAACCAATTAAAAGATCGTGAACCCTTGAGTGCTAGTACAGTATTACGTATGTACAGCTTTTTTAGCAGACATGAACCAGATAAACAAGCAACAGGTTTTTATAGTGGCCAAGAAGGTTTTCCTAGTAAAGGTCGCGTAGCTTGGGATCTTTGGGGCGGAGACGGCGGTTATAGTTGGAGTACTGCTAAACGCAATCAAATTATGCGTGAACGTGAAGGTAAAGCACTGCAACTAGTTAAACTTACAGAAAAAGGTATGATTACAGAACCATTGCGCCTAATGGCTGCACAGGTTTTAGAAGATTATGCTAATCAAAATATTAGTCAAGATCTAGAAGCATTTGGTCAGTTTATGTATCATGCTGAACTATTACGAAATGATCACTTAGATATATACCTACTAGACCTACATCGTGTAGAACAACCATACCGTGATATATTAGTTGAAGTATTTCACGAACTAGATAACATGTATGACCCTAACAATGTCGATAATACAGACGATAGTAATTTAGATACGCCATTATAATGCGTTTACCTCCTAAAAATATGAATCAAGGTATATATTGGGTATCAACTTATCTTAAGTATAATCTTGATAAGCCTTCTAAACCACCAAAAATATCTAAACAACAGCAGTATAGAACACATTTGTTAGAGTTGTTAGATTGCTTTAGTGAAGATGAAGAATATCCACAAGATATTATTGATTATATAAATGAAATCTATAGAATATTAGAGTTAAAAACTGTAACTCAAAAACATATAGATAAATTGCATGGCATTATAGATATATTAAGTGAAAAGTACAATAAAAAAGCCCGCATATAGCGGGCTTTTTTATTATTTAACTAATTCTAAACCAACCTGTTCTTCTGGTTGCGGAAGTTGAGGTCTTGCTTGTTGTTGAATTTTTGCAGTAAGTGGATTAGCAACTTTAGCAGGTAATTCTTGTAATGCAGCTAATAGCACGTTAGCTTCATCTATAGAAAATTCAAATTTAAGTGTTATATTTTCCATGTTATTATTTAATAGGACATGCGCCCGTTGAACAATCATCACCAACAATTTCATCAAAACTGTTAGCACTCTCTAAATCAATTGATTTTAAGTTATAAACATAGTCTTTAAATGTTTGCTCATCTACAACTTCTTGTGGAAGGTATAAGTAGCCTAAATCCTGAGCTGTTTTAGTCGGGTCAGTTCTATAAATAAAACTTACACCTACATAGCAATCCCAGTTATTTAATAACCAGTCAATAATCTCACTAACTTCACTAGGATCATAACTAATAGTTACACTAGTGTTTTGTTGAGTCCAGCTAGTTTGCAGCAATTTATATCTGTCTAGCTGTTGTACTGCACTTTCCAAGTTTACTTCTTTACCAGCTTCTTTATGAAATGGTACATCTTTCCATTCTACTGGAAATGTTACTAGTACACCAGTAGGATCTGTAGGATGATTAATTACCTTATATCCAGCATCGCGCAATAACGGAATCATTGGATCATAAGTACTAAATTGCACATTGTTGAAAATGTACTTGCCTAGTGGCTTGTGTACACCTTCAGTACAATCCATGATCTTTGACAGCGTTCCCGACGGTTTAACACAGGTAACATTCTTAGGACGTGGTAGGCCTAGTTCATCAGCCATACTAGTAGCAGCAGCTGTAGCAGTGCGCTTAAGATATTCATAGTCATAGCTAGTCATATCTGGACGCATTGCAATACCTGTTAAACCAACCCCGCAGAGACGTAGGAAATAGTTGTTAAGGTGCCATGCTTCTTGTAAGATCCCGTCTTTAAGGTTAACACAGGTTTGACGATAATTAGCCCTGGCAGCCAGTCTGATCGCATCGTGTAATCCAGCGGTGTCACCTTTAAACTTGGAGATGTCCGTTTCTGTAAGGTTACAGAAGGACTTGTTGCCCAATAGGATTTCGACGCATGGATTTGCTCCTTTAAACCACGGAGCACGTCTGAGAGCTTCTTGTTCATTGATAAATCCTGGTTCGCTACCACCAGCTTCTAGCATAAGATTAAATATATGCTTTAGTTCAGCTCGTGTTGGTTTTTCCTTGAATACTAAACTATTATTTGACTGTTGACGATGTGCACGATCATAAAGCCAAAAATCTTTTTTAGCTACTGCAAACTCTTCCCACTCCGGTTGACCATAGTCGAAAAGAGCAATTTCAGCCGATCTACGACTGGACAAGATCGTTCCGAGATGATTAACAATGTCAAGAATATCCATCCTAGTAAGAAGGCTATCAGCCCTACCATTAAGTATGTTGGCAATTGCAACATAAGCTTTTGAGATAGCACTGTCACCGCTGCTAATCCATCCATATCCTTTTAACCTTTCACCAGCAGGTCTGAGCTCACTAAAATCAAGCACAAGAGTATCAGCAGGGTATTTGCCAGCAAGGAGCTTGCCGATAGATTTAGCCCATGCTTCGGCACTGTCGCCAACTTTAATTGTCCAGGTTTTTGTGGTATTATCCCAGATTTCAACATTCTGTTCATTTCCACCTTTAGCTGTTCGTTGGCTTTTAACAACTCGAATATTCTTGATTGTTTTTGAGAATCCATTTAATGTACCTACAATTGGTTTGAATCCTACTCCGCAGCCTTGCAGCAATAACCATAGAACATCTACTACATCATATACTGTCTCTACTTGTGTAAAACTACAGTTAAATTGGCTAGCTTCGCGTGTTTGTGCTACTGGTGTGCCGCCTAGCCACAGTGTGCGTCCAGCCATTAATACTTTACGATCTAGCATTAGTTGCTTTAAATCGTTTAATTCTTTAATCTCGTTAGGTACTAGTGGGCGTCCTGCTGCACGTTCCCACAGCCAGCGTTGATGTTCTGTAACGCGTGCTATTGTTTGTTCCCATGTTTCAAATTGTTTACCGTCATCACTAGTAGGTCTGTTATAAGTCCTCCTCGTAATTACTTGTGCTCGTGTACTTACTTGCATAATTGCTCCTATTTTCCTGTACTGCCAAATCCTCCAGTACCTCGTTCTGTATCATTCCAGCTGTCGATGAAATCACATAAGATAACTGGCATAATAACCAGCTGCGCAATTCTATCTCCAACCTCTATTGTATATCTGTTGTCACTAATATTTTTTAGTGCGATTTTTATATTTCCACGATAATCACTGTCAATAACGCCTACGCCGTTAAGCAGCATAATTCCCTTTGAGCCTTGTCCCGATCTGTTAAACACAAAGCCTCCGTAGCCCTGCGGAATTTTTATGGCTACACCAGTATCTATGAGTTTTGTTTCGCCAGGATAGAGATCACATTTTTCAGTGCTGCGTAAGTCTGCACCTGCATCTGTAGCATTAGCACGTTTGGGTAAGTAGGCTGCATTATCTACTCTGCACTCTACAACTTGCTTGACAGCTAGATCACGACCGTGATCGTAGCTACTATTAATATTTAAGAATTGCGTACTGTATTTCACTTTAATGTTAGTCCTAGTATTTCATCAATATTTTTACAGTTGTCTAAACCTAGTGCATCCTTGCAGTAAGTTTGTAAATCCATGAGTTTATAGTTTGTTTCAAGCTGTTCACGACTCTGATTAATGGCTTGAATGTATTTGTACCGACCAGATAGAGGAATACTATTAATAATATCCCAGGTAGTACCATACTCTTCAACAAGTTGCTGAGCACGTTTAGGTCCAACGCCAGGCACACCAGGCACATTATCGCCACTATCGCCCATAAGACACTTAACATGAATATAATCTGTGGGTTCAAAACTATAATGATCATTCCAGTTTTCATAAGTAGTCTCTTTTCGTGTAACATAGCTAAAGCGACTTACACCTGGTTGTATTAATAAGTCCCAGTCTTTGTCACTGCTCATTAGCCAAATTTCTGGTATGCCTAGTTTAACTTTTTTGCTGACTATATATGCAGCAATATCGTCTGCTTCTACACCCTGATAGCGTAACACAGGATAGTGCTCGCTAAGCAGCTCTAGTGTAGCTGTAAAATCTTCAAAGAATAGTTCAAACTCTGCTCGTTCAGCCTCAGTTTGACTTTCATACTTGTCTTTGCGATTTTGCTTGTAAAGTGGGTAGATTTCTTTACGATAGCTGCTTGATCCTTGATCTGCAGCAATAATTGTCCAACGAGCTTTATAGCTTTTGCTAAGGCTTTGTACTGTACGTAGGTAGTCCTCTGCAAAATTTCTAGCGCCGCTATGTTTATAGCGAAAAGCAAGATTAAGGGCATCTACTATCATCAGTGCGTTTTGATTCTGTTCTATTTGCTTAAAGGTTTTCATGGTATTTTTAGAGTGTAATCTATTATTATATCACTGTTGATAAGATTTGTCAATCTACAAATTTAAGTGTGCTTATTGCCAACCAATCTTCTAGTAGAAATATATAAAACTCGTAGTCATCACAGTTGTACATTAACCAGCGTTTCTCCAATAATGCATCGTCGTCAAATACTACAGTAGCCACAAACAATTTACTGCGATCATGTTTGAATATAAGTAATGGTAGTTTGTCTACTTGTATGGCTTGACGCTGTGTTTGTTGCCACCACTCAATCAATTGTGGAGTTTTATGTGTTAACAGTCCACTATTAATATGGTCGTCTGCGTATCCTTTGACTTCAACACAAAACCTATTAGTTTTTCCAGGTACGTATAAGTCGCCCTTAAGCTGATGTTTAGGGTCAAGAGCCCCTGACCCAGGTACCCTTTCCCAGTTTAAGCCTGTATATTTACGCAGTGCATCACGCGCTAGTGTTTCAGTACGTGCGCCTTTTTGACGACTATCTACCACTGGTAGCCTCATTGACGTGTTTAGCTAGTCTAGCCCAATCTATATTTCCTAACTGATCCGTATATAGGTTTTCTTTAGTTTCTAGGTCTAGCTGCTCAATCTTTTGTCTATCACGAGCTTGTTTATTTTTACGCACTTGTGCTATTTTTTGATAGTGCTTCATATTCATACTACGCCTCAATGCGAGATATGTTATTACGTTTAATAACATTTACTTTCTCTAACAGGGGATGACTAAAACCGTGGCTAACTAAAAAGGTGTTTAAGTGCTCTTCGCGTAATAACACTTCTACTAGCTTTTCTTTACCATCTACATCTAGTGCTTCTACAGTTTCGTCTAAGATTAATAAATTAATACGACTGCTGCTTAGTGTTTGCATTAATTTTCTAATAGCTAACAGTGTGGCTACATTTACACGAGCTTTTTCACCGCCGCTAAGAGCACTAATATCTATATCTCGACCATTGTCACTGATAACAACATTTAGCTTGTCACTGCTGTTTACCTTGAAACCAATCTGAAATCTACCGTCACTTAATTCAACTAAGTATTGGTTGGTAATCTCTTCCAAGTCCTTTACTAAACACTCTATTTTATAGGCTACTAGCCCAGTTGTACTAAAAGTTTTATTTAGTATATTGACAATATTAATACGTTCATTAATTAAACCAAGTTGAAAGGTATGTTCTTCCAACTCACTACGCATATCACCAAGTTGTTGTTTAATAGTATCTATTTTAGTATTATGTGCTTTAGCCGTACTATTATGCTGTTCACAGCGCTGTATTTCTTCACGGGTTTTTGTGATTAGTGTGCTGATACGCTCATATTCACGCTGCAAGTCATTTTTGTCTAGGACTTGCTGTGGTAGATTTTTATCTATTAACAAGTGTAGTTTTTCCCACTCTGCTTGTTTTGCTAGGCTAGTATCATATTGTTGTTTTTGTTGTTTTATATCTTCTATAATTACTGCACAAACAACACCACTAGCTCTAGCTTCTTCAATTTCACTAGTACGCTCAACAATTAACTCGTTAACTTTTGCGTCATTTATTAAGCTAAAACAGGTTGGACAAACACCACTCAATTTATTTAGTTTTTGTATAAATGCTTCGCCATCACGCACAGTGCGTAGGTGATTCGTATACTCTGACTCCATAGTTTGCATGCGTTTTATGTCAGGTACTGGTGGCACATCTAATACTGTAATATTGGTTAGCTGTTTTTTATAGGTGTTATTTTGATTTATTTGACGATTTAATTTATCAATATTACTAATCTGCGCCTGTACTTCTACTAGTTGTGGTTCTAGCTTCTGATCTAGTATGGGCACTGCTACTTCCTGCTTATAGCTAAGATTAGTATTAGCATACTTGTCTAGCCAAGCCTGTATTGTAGTAACTTTACCTTGTATACCACTTAATTCTTGTTTAAGATCCGTACCCAACTCTTTAAATATTTCACCAGCTTTAGTATATTTAGTTAAATTAAGTATTTCTATTAAAAACTTCTTACGTGCTGTATCTGCACTAGTTAAGAACTCTAGGCTATTAGCATTGCTTTGATAAACAATCTGTGCAAAACTTTTGTGATCTATGCCTATAATATCTTCTATCATTTTATAGGTTGTAGTAGCTGTGTGACCACTAATATCGCGACCATTTTTTAACAATTTTACAGTTTGCTGTGCGCCACGAACTGTTTTTACTGTATAGTCATTATCGTCGCGACTAAAGTCTAGCTCAATTGTATAAGTTTTGTCTTTAACATGACGGTTTAATATATCGGCTTTTTTAATGCCTTTGCTGTTTTTATTGTAGAGTGCTTCTTCTAATATAAGTGCTATGCTACTTTTACCGTGCCCATTTCTACCTACTAGTTGCGTAAGCGGAGCATGAATAAAGTTTATTTTGTTATTAGCACCATAACTAAAAAGATTACTCCAGCGTAATTCTTTGATTGTTATCATTGCCCCAAAACTTTCGCTTGTTTAAAAATCCCAGTTGTTCTATTAATAGTACACAGTCCCGAGCACTATCCAATTCATTTTGCCACAGCTCTTGCGTACCGTGTTTACGTTCGCTAATAATTTTAGCTACATATATCATATTAGGATGTTCAGTCATCAGTTTCAATTTTAGCTAGGTGTGCTTGCAATTCAAGTACGGTTTGTTCAACTGTTTCACTGCCCAATTGTAGCACATAGGTTAAATACTCACGAACTTCTTCTACCAGCGACATCTCTGCATCAAGCATTAATTGTACATCTGTATTACGCTTGATAACTTTGCGATCAATTAGTTCATTATCCTCTAGTTCACCCAACTCTTGCATATCACCCTCAACTTGATAAATTGTATGATGATACGGTGTTGGCGGTTTAGGGTCGCTTACTCCAACCGTCAACCTTATTAGCTGTGGTACTTCTAATTTCAGCCAACTATGTGTTAATGTTTCAGTATCAATTAAGATAACACCTGTGTCAACTGGTTGACGATGAAAGCTAGTAGTAACAGGGCTACCGGGATAAAGAATATTCCGTTGACAATTTTCATAACTATGTAGGTCTCCGGCTAAGACAACATCCCAGCCATTAAATATATTTAAGTCTACTTCTGGTGTAACGTGTGGTGGTATTGCACCACGAACATGTGTGCACAATATTTCACCACCATCTGGCCAAGGATTGTGCTGCTCAAAATCTTTTAGTTTGTTGTAGGGAACAAACTCTACTCCGTAATCGCTGTAGTAATCATCTATGACTATAACTTTGCGATTCATCTTGTTGGTGGCTTTAGCCAAATTAGTCATAAAAGTAGTTGATTTTTTAACTGCTTCATGATTACCACTGTATATAATAGTTGGTATATTACAATTGCTAATTAGGTCAAAATATATCTCTAGTTCTTCCATACTAGGCAGTTTGTCAAAAACGTCACCACCTATAACAAATATATCAGCATTGATTTGTTTTTCTGCTAATTGTTGCCATAGTAGGTTATATCTGTTTCTAGCCCAATCTACTGGTACGTTTTTCTGCCCTAATTTTATGTGTAAGTCCGCTGTAAATAGTAATTTCATTTATAACCTTTTTTAGGCAAAAAAGCCCAGTAACCAAGATCACTGGGCTTTTGCATTATCCTAGTTCTTTAACAGCTTCTTGTTCGCTTTCTGTACCTTCATCTTCGCCGCCACTATTTACTTTTTCTAGTAGTGCTAAGACTTCTTCAGCTTTGGGTCTTGGAAATTTTTCATCAATTGAAACAGCGGCATCTGCTGCTGCTTTTTCATCTGCTGTAAGTGCGCGAGGCTTGCAACGTAATACTTGAAGCGTGTATTCAACATTAAATGCTAGTGGCCCAGTTTTAGTACGTTTGAATACAACGTCCCAACCAGTATCATAATCTGTAGGATCGCCTAAATCTTCGGCTGCTGTTAAGATTTGCTCAAATAATTTCTTCTTAAGATTAAGCGCCTTAACTTTACCGTCTTTAGGGTCGATACAATTGATTGAATAGCTCCAGCTGCACTTAAGTTCAGGATAGAAGTCAGGCACATGATCTTTTTCCATGTTGTCAAACTTCTCTTTTTCACGGCTAAATGCTAAGCACTCAACAGGAATATCCTTGTTATTAGTGCCCTTAATCCAGTAAATATAACGTGGCAAAACTCCGCCAATTAACCTAACTGTATTTTCGCCATCTTTGTATTCGTAAGTTTCTACTTTATTTGTTACAGCTTTGCCTTTTGTTTGTTTAAAGCTAAGTGCCATTTTTATTCCTCGTATTTGAAGTGTATTCGTTTGTTTTTTATTTCTAGTAGCGGATTATATTTTAATGTGGTTATTTCTATATCTGGATAGTAGGTTAAATCTAAGAATTTATAACCTAGGTCTTGGTAAAATTGCCAATTTCTACGACCCGCTAGTTTAAGGTATTGAATTATAAATAATCTATCAGTTCTAGTATCATCTAATAACTGATCCGGTTTGAGTAAGAAACTAGGCCCACTAAACATATCACTAGTTATTTTAGCATTATTGAGCTTAACCCAACGACCACTACGATAGTCTCGTAGTATATCTAACAAGTCCCAGTGCTGTTTTGATTTTTGCTGCAATTTTTCAAGGTTAAATCGTAAGACCATATTTCTACTCAATATAATATTATAGCACAAACAGCTAGCTATAACAAGTTAAATTTTTTAAACCAGTTTGGTTTCCCAACCTTTCTTCATATAAAGGCCTAATCTATCTGTGTTCTGCTTGCGATCAGCCCAGCCGCTAAATTGAACGTCTACTACTATAGGATCTAGTTTACCTGGATGTGGTCGCATTATTCGCCCAACAATTTGTTCTAGTAAACTATCGTTACTCATAGGTACTGCTAAGATGACACAACTGAGTATGTTGATGGAGATACCTTCGCTGAAGATTTGCCTGCTACCAGCAACGCACATTTTTGCTTTGCTGAGTAATTGTTCTTTTGCATATTGCCTTTCTTCATAGCTGGTGTCGCCAGTA